AAGAAAGCCCACAGTTTTCTGCTTTTGCTCTTGAAGACTACAAGCGTGGCTTACGTTTAATGAAACTTAATTTGATGAATCCTAATCCCGGTGAGTTTAAAGATGACCGTATGAGGTTTGTATAATGTCTCAGCCGTTTGGTTTATCAACTAAAGGCGGATTATATACTAGCCTTAACCAGCTTGAGATGCTGGGACAGCCGGGAGTTGCTTCTAAGCTTACAAACTTTGAAGTAGACACAGATGGCGGCTATCGTCGTATTAATGGCTTCACTATCTTTGGAGGCGGTTCAGCGGTACGTCCTAATGGTGATAACAAAGTACTGGGGATTAGAGGTTATGCTGATGGTGTAATAGTTTGTTCAGGCACTGGAATATTTTTTAGTCAAGATGGAACCTCATGGATTTCTATATCTAAGTCTAGTGTTCATAGCAGCGGGGATAACTACACAACTTTTACAGGCCGTTCAGATTTAGCACGTACTGGGCAAAAACAAACAAGCTTTGCATTTTTTGAAGGCTTATCAGATTATGGTGAGATTCTTATATGTGATGGTGTTAACAAGCCTTACTTTTTTAGAATGGAAGGTACTGGTGCTTTAAATTCACGTACTTTTTTTGCTGGTGAAATTACTGTAAGCGGTACTGTTGCTCCGGCAGTAGGCACTATTCATGATAAGCACTTTGTAGTTGCTGGTGCAGGCGCTGCATCTAATACAATTTATTACAGCCACACAAATGATCCTGATAACTTTTCAGGAGCTGGAGCAGGATCTATTGTACTTGAAGATCAAGTAGTGGGCCTAGCCAGTTTCCGTAGTGATCTTGTTATCTTTTGTAAGAATAGTATTTTTAAACTATTAAACATTAATGATTCTAATGCTATTACAGTACAACCAGTAACAAAAAACGTAGGTTGTATGGATGCACAAAGTATTCAGGAAATTGCAGGTGACTTGTTATTTTTGAGTCCTGACGGACTTAGAACCATTGCAGGTACAGTACGGATTGGTGACGTTGAGTTAGGGACTGTAAGTAGACCTATTCAACCTACAATTAAAAGTATTGCAGCAAACATTGATAATTTAGATATTACAAGTGCTGTACTTAGAAGTAAATCACAATACAGATTATTTTATAACACAGACGGTACAGCTAATGCTGCTTCTAAAGGTGTTATTGCTACATTAACAAATGAAGGTTTTCAGTATTCAGAAACTGAAGGTATCAAAGCTACTGCTTTAACATCAGATCTAGATGTAGATGGTATTGAGCAAACGTGGCATGGAGATAGTGACGGCTATATCTATAATCATGATGATGGTATTTCTTTTGATTATGGTGGTAATCCTGCTGACATTAGAGCGTCTTATCAGACACCTAATTTAGACTTTGGTGATGTAGGTACTAAAAAGACTTTACGTCATGTACGTCTATCTATGAGTCCTGAAGGGGCTATCCAGCCTACATTACGTGTACGTTATGATTATGAAGATCCTTTAATTTCACAACCTTTAGATTATATATTAGATAGTATTCCTCTGCCTAGTATTCTTGGGTCAGGCATATTTGGAGCCAATGTATTTGGTGCTCCAGCAGATCCTCTAGTACGCCAAACAGTTCAAGGCAGTGGGCATACTGTAAGTTTTATTGTAACAAGTTCAGATCAAAAATCGCCATATACAGTGAATGGTCTTTATATAGACTACACTCCATCAGGAAGGAGATAATAGATGGCTCAGAGCTATACCAGACAAAGTACATTCGCTGATGGAGATACTATATCAGCATCGTTATTTAATAACGAATATAACCAATTAGTAAACTCTTTTGCTTACTCTTCTAGCAGTGCAGTAAGCACAGGCCACAGACACGATGGTACTGCTGGTCAGGGCGGTAATATTTTTAAAATTGGTGATCTTGATTTTCTTAACAAGATTGAAGTAGACGGAACAAACAATCGTCTTGGTTTTTATGTAGAAGTTTCTAGTGCTGCTGTAGAGCAGATTCGTATTCAAGATGGTGCTATTGTACCTGTAACAAACAATGATATTGATTTAGGCACATCTTCTTTAGAGTTTAAAGATTTATTTTTAGACGGTACAGCACATGTAGATACTTTAGATGTAGATGTAAATGCTACAGTTGCAGGTACTTTAGGTGTCACAGGCGTTACAACGCTTTCTAATAATCTAAGTGTAGGCGGTAATCTTACAGTAACTGGCAACGCAACCATTGCAGGTAACTTAACTTTTGGTGATGCTGCTACAGATACAGTATCTTTTAGTGCTGATGTAGCTTCTGACTTGCTTCCCAGTGCGGATAATACTCATGACTTAGGTGCTACAGGGGCTGAGTGGAAAGACTTATACATTAACGGTACTGCTAATCTTGACAGCCTTGTATTAAACAGTGGTACTACAGTAACCTCTATTCTTGATGAAGATGGTTTAACTTCTAATAGTAATACGTCTTTAGCTACTCAGCAGTCTATTAAGGCTTATGTAGACGCTCAAGTAACTGCACAGGACTTGGACTTTAGTGCAGACTCTGGTGGTGCTTTAAGCATTGACCTTGACAGCGAAGCTATGACCTTTACAGGCGGTACAGGTATTAATACGTCTGGTTCAGGTAATACAGTAACTTTTGCAATTGACAGCACTGTAGCTACGCTTGCAGGTGGTGAAACTTTTACTAACAAGACTTTAACAAATCCAGATATTAATGGAGGCACTGTAGATGGTGCTAATATTACTGTAGGATCTGGTAATGCTTTAGATGTCTCAGGAGGTACTCTTACACTTGCAGACAATCAGATTTCTGGTAATAAAGTAGAAGGTGGCACAATTGATGCTATTGCCATTACAAACTTAACTTTTGGAAGTCTTAATGACGGTTCAATCAATGTAACTGCATTCGTAGATGAAGATACTATGTCTTCTAATAGTGCAACACTTGTGCCTACTCAACAGTCTGTTAAAGCTTATGTAGACTCTCAAGTTACTGGTTCTATCGTAACAAGAGATTATGGTAGTGCTTCAAGCCCTGTAGTGTTTACAGTTACAGTAGCTTCAAAAACTTCATCACATCCTTATAACGGTGACGGTTCTAGCAGTGCATATTTTTTAAATGGTGAAGAGTCTCCAGCATTATCTTTACTAGGCGTAGATAGTATTACAAGCTCTAGTGGATACTATTATAAGTTTGATCAATCTAATTCTTCAAACAGCGGACACCCATTACGTTTTTATTATGACGCAGCTAAGACTTCGGCGTACACAACTGGTGTAACAACTTCAGGAACTCCCGGAAGTGCCGGTGCTCATACTACAATAGCTGTAACGTCTGATACGCCTAATATTTTATATTATCAGTGTAGCTCACATGCTTATATGGGCAATCACGCTACAGCAATTACTACTACAATGGGCACGACAGGAGCATTAAAACTCCCTGTTGGTACTACAGCACAGCGTCCTACGGCTTCAGCAGGACAGTTTAGATATAACAGTACAACTGGAAAGTTTGAGGGCTATACTACTTCTTGGGGAGACATTGGAGGCGGTGAGGCTCAGTTCACGCTAGACACCATGACAGGCGATGGAAGCGACACAACGCTCACCATGTCTGTTACACCTGCTTCTGAAAACTCTATTCAAGTTTATTTTGATGGTGTATATCAGCATAAAGATACTTTTAGCTTTAGCGGAACTACACTTACTTTTAGCACTGCCCCAGCCACAGGCGTTAAGGTAGAAGTTATTATTATTTCTACTGTTGCTGCTTCAACAACTCCGGGCGATGGCACGGTTACTACAGCTAAATTAGCAAGCGATGCGGTTACACAAGCTAAAATTGCAAACGATGCTGTGGGTGCAGATCAATTAGCAGCGAGTGCAGTAGTTACCGCTTCTATAGTAGATGACAATGTAACTCAGGCTAAAATTGCAAACGATGCTGTTGGTGCAGACCAGTTAGCTGCAAATGCAGTTGTAACAGCCTCTATAGTAGATGACAATATAACACAAGCTAAAATTGCAAACGATGCTGTTGGTGCCGATCAATTAGCAACAAGTTCAGTTGTAACAGCCTCTATAGTTGATTCTAATATTACTACAGCCAAGATAGCAAGCAATGCAGTAACAGCAGCTAAGATAGCTTCTGAGCCTGTGACAGTTGGTATAACGTCAGTAGTTACTAGTGCAAGCATAACAGCTACGGTAAACACACATGTATATGTGGATACTGCTGGAAGAACCATTACATTACCTGCGTCACCTACAATTGGTCAAAGAGTTTTAATCACAGTTGGAAACTTTACAAACACAGTAGTTGGACGTAACGGAAGTAACATTATGTCTAGTGGTACTGATATGACACTAGATAAAGAATATCTTTCAATTCAATTTATTTATACAAACTCTACAGTAGGATGGGCAATGGCATGAGCAACTTTACAGATTTTATTAGCGGTGGTGGAGATGCAGCACCAATACCCACAACACAGTTTGTTATTGGTCAGTCAAAGACTTTTACAGCGCCATTAACAGGTAGGATCAAAGTCATCATTACTGGTGGTGGAGGTCAAGGTGCGTTCCTTGCTAATAAAAACGCAAGCATAGATCAGAACCAAGGAGATGCTACAGGCGGTGGCGGTGGTGGTTACAGCGAAAAAACTTTCAATGTAACAGCAGGAGAAACCTTCACGATCACTATTGGCGCTGGAGGCGCTAGTACGTTGGCACCAAATAATATTAACTCTTCTAGAGTAGGTAACAACGGGGGCAACACTAGCTTTGTTACTGCTTCCGCAGCGGTGTCTGTAAACATGGTTGCTAATGGTGGCGGTGGTGGGCAGTTTAGCGCATCTACTTCTAGTGCTGTCTCTACTGCTGGAGGAGCAGGCGGTACTGCTAGTGGTGGTGACTTTAATTACACAGGTGGCACTGGGGGTACTATCTCAAGGGTGGCTGGATGCCCCAACAATGCTGTAACAACAGGAGGAGGCGCTGTTGCTCTTTATGGCACAGCCTTTAATGGCGGCAGCGTGACTATGACAGGTGCTGTTGGCGGTCAAGATAAAATTATTGCTACTGGCGGCGCAGGTGTTGGAGGTAACGGAGGTGATGTCCTTGGTGTTACTAGCACTGGTGCTTATGCCTACCTTAGTTTAGGTGGAAGTTCCGCAAAAGACGCTCCCGCAGCAGAACCAATAGCACCGACATCGACTAAAATGATTACCGGTACTTCAGGCGGCCCAAATACTAGTCCTACGATCAGCACTATTGACGCTCAAGGCAATGGAGGCTATGCCTACCACACTCACAACACTGGTGTTTACTCTGGAAATGGTGGTTTTGGAGGCGGGTCTGGTGCCAGTTCAGGCTACAATCCCAGCGGAAACACTGGCCATTATTACCAATCCGCAACCGGCGGTGGCTTTGGGGGTGGCGGTGCGCTTACTTGGATAAGCGGCGTAGACACGACCAGCACTGGCCAAGTAGGCACTGGTAACGGAGGAGTTGGTGGTGGAGGTAGCGGTGCCTTTAGCGGCCCCTTCCATACCGCTACATCTGCCACGGCTCGCGTTTGGGGGCCGGGCGGTGATGGCGTCTGCATCATCATGTTTGTTTAACGGAGGCTACAATGGCTAATTATATTATTAAGAATGAAAGCAACGAAGAAGTTAACCGCATTGTAGCTGACCTAGCGTTTGTTGAGGCAAATTATGCTGGTAGGTACGAAGAGGCTGCTACTGCTACAAGTCCTGTTTCAGCGGAAGGCGCTGCAAGGTTATGGCGTGATGAAGAACTAGAGTCTACAGACAAAGCAGCACAGACCCCAGACTGGCCTAACAGAGATAACATCTTAACGTATCGTCAGGCACTACGGGATTGGCCTAGTACGTCAGACTTTCCAGCTACTCGCCCAGAACTAGGAGCGTAAAATGGCTACAACAAAAATTAAAGCTACTGGTATTGCTGACGATGCAGTAACTTCTGCTGCAATCGCTGACAATGCCATTACAGCTTCTGCAATTGCTGATGGTGCTATCACATCTACAAAACTTGCAGCGGGTGCTGGTGCAGGTGGAGTGTACGGAAGTTCTTCAAGCCCCGTAATATTTACAGTTACAGTAGCTTCTAAAACTTCAGCACATCCATATAATGGAGACGGAAGTAGCTCAGGTTATTTCCTAAATGGTATTGAGTCTCCTGCTATTAATTTACACGGTGCTGATAGTGTCACAGCTAACACTGAATATTTTTATCGTTTTGATCAAGCAGACGGGTCAAACAGTGGGCATCCTTTGTTGTTTTACATGGATGCCGCTAAAACAACAGCTTACACTACAGGCGTAACGACCACTGGTACTCCTGGAAGTGCAGGAG